ACGACTTGTACGGGAAGGTCTTGGTAAGGGAGTCAAATACGACGGATGTACCGCAGTTCCAGACTTCGACTTCGGAGCCGACTGTTGTGCCGAGCACGACTACCACTACCAACTCACTGACATGTCCCGAGCAGAAGCGGACAAACGTCTTCGGCAGTGTATCCAGAAAAAAGGATATGTTGTCCTCCCCTGGGTTTATTGGCTTGGAGTGAGGATGTTTGGGGGTCGCTATTACCGCAAGAAACAAACAGAAATATTTCCCCTAGCGGGAGAACAGGAAGCTAAATGAAATTGAACAGCGATGTAGTGCAAGGCTTTGTAGGCTCTGTCCTAGCATCGCGGTTTGACGGCCAAGCAGCCTCTCCACCTTTCCATAAGGAGTGCTGGGACCTATGCACAAGCCCCGAGAAGTATGTAGCAATTGCGGCTCCGCGTGGTCACGCCAAGAGCACAGCCATCACCCTAGGGTACGGCCTCTCAACATTGTTGTTCCGGGAACGGAAGTTCATGCTGTTGGTGTCGGATACGGAGAGTCAGTCGAGCTTATTCTTAGGCTTATTCAAGCAGGAACTCCAAGACAACAATGAACTCATTGACCTGTTCGGCATTAAGCGTAATGAAAAAGGACACGTTGAGTTCAAAGAAAAGGGAAGCGAAACAGACGTCATTGTTGAATGCACTGACGGACATAAGTTTCGCATCATCGCAAAGGGAGCTGAGCAAAAGCTTCGTGGACTTATTTGGAATGGGTCGCGTCCCGACATCATTATATGTGACGATATGGAGAACGACGAGCTGGTGATGAACAAAGATCGTCGGGATAAGATGCGGCGTTGGTTCAACGGTGCGTTGCTCCCCAGNTTGGCAGATAGCGGCATTGTCCGNATGGTTGGNACNATCNTGCACTCNGACAGCCTGTTGGAATCGCTAATGCCCAATCCCTCTGACAAGCAAACCGTCACCACGGGACTGAAGGAATACTCGACCCGTAGGGGCATGTGGAGAGCGGTTAAATACCGTGCCCACTCTACCGACTTCAACACCCTTCTGTGGCCAGAGAAGAAAACCTCTGAGCAGTTTCGTACTCTGTACGAGGAAGCTGTTAAGACGGGAATGACTGACACTTACTCCCGAGAATACCTCAACTACCCCATTGATGAGGCTGTGTCCTTCTTTAAACGTGGAGATTTCCTTGAGACAACTCCTGAAGATCGGAAACAGAAACTCAACTACTACATCACTGCGGACTTGGCAATCTCCCAGGAAGAGAGAGCTGACTATTCTGTATTTGTCGTGGGTGGGGTGGATGAAGAAAAACGAATCCACATCAAGAACATCATCCGNGAACGGATGGATGGAAAAGAAATTGTAGACACCTTCATCTCCCTGCAACGGACATACGATCCTCTTGCTTTCGGAGTTGAGGAAATGCAAGTTTCCAAGGCCATTGGCCCATTCTTAAGAGAAGAGATGGTGAAGCAAAACACTTACATCTCTCTTGTTCCCCTGAAAACCGGGGGTAAAGATAAAGTGTCTCGTGCTCGATCCATCCAAGCCCGTATGCGGGCACATGGTGTCAAGTTCGATACAACCGAGGATTGGTTCCCCAATTTCGAGAACGAGTGTCTCACCTTCCCGCGTGGTAAGCACGATGACCAAGTTGATGCCTTCGCCTATCTAGGCTTGATGCTAGACATGCTCGTTGAAGCTCCCACCCCNCANGAGGANGATGANGACGCNTANGAACTCGAAATGGAACGATCAGACATGAACAACCAGGGCCGNTCACGGACAACTGGCTATTAAGGAACCAAATGAGCAAAGAAATCCAGACTCTTCTAGAGTCCAATAACATTGCAGAGAATCTTGATGAAGAGCAATTGAGTGCTATTGGCTCGGATGCCAAGCTTGGGTTTGAGTTGGATTTGGCCTCTCGTAAAGATTGGGACGCTGCTGTTGAGGAGTGGACCAAGCTTGCCAAGCAAGTTGTAGAAACTAAAACCTATCCGTGGAGAGGTGCTTCAAATGTCAAATATCCTTTGCTTTCAACTGCTGCTATGCAGTTTGCTGCTCGCGCCTATCCTAGTCTCGTCCCTTCAGATCGCAAGGTTGTCAAGGGCCGTCCAATTGGCAAAGACCTAGACGGAACGAAAACCAAGACAGCCGATGCTGTTTCCATCTACATGTCCTATCAATTGATGGATGAGATGGAGGGTTGGGAAGAGGACATGGACAAGCTTCTCATCATGCTGCCTATCATCGGCGTCATGTTTAAGAAGACCTANTGGGACCCGGTTAAGAAAGTCAATTGNTCCAAGCTGGTTCTCCCTAAGAACCTTGTGGTGGATTATTGGACCTCAAGCCTGAAAGACGCTGAGCGTATCTCTGAAATCTTGTACCTCTCTGAGCGCAAGGTGAAGGAACGGATGCAAAGTGGTATTTGGCTTGAACTGGAACTCGGGGCTCCTCCGACGCCTGTAGCTGCTGTTGATGCCCCCGCTGTGGATGCGACAACTCCCTACGAGTTTATTGAGCAGCACACTTTCCTTGACCTCGACGACGACGGATACAAGGAACCTTANATCATCACCTTCCAACGCACGAGCGGTAAGGTGGTTCGTATTGTCGCTAGGTTTGACCAGCACACTACACATATGGATGACGACGGCAATCTGCAAATGATTGAGCCCATCCAGTATTACACGAAATTTGGATTCATCCCAAGTCCTGATGGTAGCTTCTACGACAACGGTTTTGGAACGCTGCTTGGACCCATTAATGAATCGGTNAACACCCTCATCAACCTGTTGATTGACTCCGGCCACATGGCTAGTTTGCAAGCTGGTTTCTTGGGTAAGGGCCTTCGCCTCCGTATGGGAGAGACAGCCTTCAAGCCGAACGAATGGAAGGTGGTTAACGCCACTGGAGATGACCTCAAGAAGCAAATCGTACCCCTGCCCACTAAGGAGCCTTCCAATGTGTTGTTCCAGTTGATGGGGAGTTTGATTACTTCTGGTAAAGAATTGGCGTCGGTGGCGGAGATATTTGTNGGGAAAATGCCCGGACAAAACACTCCGGCCACCACAACCATGGCAACCATTGAACAAGGCATGAAGGTGTTTACGGCTGTTTATAAGCGTATCTACCGATCCTTGGGAGAAGAGTTTGCTAAGCTATATCGACTGAATTCCCTTTATCTCAACCAACAAACATATGTCGAGGTTGTGGATATGGAAATTGGTCCTGATGATTTCAATCTTAAAAACAACAACATCTTCCCCGGTGCAGACCCCACGGCAGTGTCACAGACAGAGCGTCTGATGAAGGCTCAGGGACTGATGGAGCTGATGCCTTCTGGTGTACTCGACCCTGTTAAGGTGGTTAAGCGTATCCTGGAAGCACAAGAACAGCCCAATTGGGAAGAACTCCTCATCCCGCAGATTGCTGAAACAGGTCAGATGCCTCCTAAGCAAGACCCGAAGATGATGGAGATGCAGATGAAGGGGCAGTTGGAACAGCAGAAGTTCCAGCTTAAGGCACAGGGAGAGGCTCAGAAGAGTGAGCTGTCTGCCCGAGATGCTCAAACCCAACTGGCCATGAAGGGCCAGGAACATAACATGAAGATGCAGCAACGGGCACAAGAGATTCAACTCTCCGCTGCTGAGGCTGAGCACAAACAGAGGATTTTCTCCGCTGAAGCCCAAGCCAAGATGATTCAAGAACTTCAGCATAAAGAGGTTGGCCATCAGGTCGATATGCGTCATAAAGACGAAGCTGGACGACAGAAGGTTGCTGCCGCAAAGCAGCAGGCAAAAGTAAAGCCAAAAAAAGGAGCTAAATGAATCGAAGTGATTTTTTCGACTGGAAAAGACATCCAGTAACGGAAGCAGTGTTCAGTCAACTACAAGATCGTATCAATTTCTTTCAGGCAAAGTTGCTTGAGCACGCAGGGCGTGATCCCATTGAGGATGCACGAGCTTCCGGGGCAGCCATGGCTATCCGGGATGTGTTGGACATTGAATATGAAGAAGAAAAAGAGGAGACTCAATGAGTTGGATTCCCATTTTGCATCGCATTGTCGTNAAGCAAGATAAGCTTGAGGACACNGACAAAGACTANAAACGTGCTGGNAATGCNGGNATCNTCATNCCCCATCTGGAGGAGAAGGTGCGAGAACAGGCTGCCATTGACACGGGAACGGTTGTCTCCATTGGAGCCACCGCTTTCAAGGACTTTGGAACCGATTCCCCTATTGCTGTTGGAGACTACATTGTCTTCGCCAAACACGCTGGGAAGGTTCTTGTTGATCCCGACACCGACGAACGGTTTGTCGCTCTCAACGATGAAGATGTAATTGCACGACTCGTGAAGGACAACTAATGGCTGAACTAGAACAAAAACCTGTAGAGGGTGCCCCTATTGAGGGCGAAGATAAAAAACAAGCAGCGGCAACGCCTGCTGCACTCACCGAACTCGAAGAACGGGCTGCTAGCCAAGGCTGGCGTCCGAAAGAGGAATGGGACGGTGATCCCGACCAGTGGCGTCCGGCAAAAGAATTTATTGACCGGGGCGAGCTGTTCAAGAAGATTGATGACCAAAACCGAACCATCAAAGAGGTTAAGAAGGCCCTTGATGATTTGGCCAAGCACCACTCCCGTGTTCAGAAAGTTGAATACGAACGTGCGTTGGCTGAGTTGAAAGCACAGAAGAAAGAAGCTTTGAACGAAGGTGATGCCGATGCTGTGGTGGATATTGATGAGAAGCTTGCGCTTGTCCGCGAGGCACAGAAGGAAGCTGCACAACAACAAGTTGCTCCTGCTCCCGCTGCTCCCGCAGAAACCAACCCGGTCTTTGTGAATTGGGTGGAACGCAACTCTTGGTATTCCAATCAACCTGCGATGCGAGCTTATGCTGATCGCCTAGGTAATGAACTTGGGGCTCGTGGCGGCATGTCCCCCACTGATCTTCTTGCTGAAATTGAGCGAGAGGTAAAGAAAGAATTTGCCCATAAATTCAACAATCCCAACCGGGATAAACCGGGGGCTGTTGAGGGTAGTACAAATAAAGGCGGTAAGGGTAAAGATTCGTTTACTCTGTCCGAAGAAGAGCGTCGAGTGATGCAACGTTTTGTAAAGCAGGGTGTAATTACTGAAGAGAAATACATCGCTGAGCTTAAGAAAACTAAAGGACTATAAGATGACCAAGGAAGCAATTTCAAAAGCGCCAGAGCGCCGTGTACGTCGAACCCCTGTGGGACAACGCAATGTTCTCACTGTTACGGGACAAGACCCAGGATACACATATAGATTTGTAAACGACTCGGGAGATCGAGTGCAGGAGTTTCTCGAAAATGGTTGGGAGAAAGTGCCTGCGAAAAATGTGCGTGTTGGTGACAAACGTATGGGTTCCGATTCTACGGAGGGAACCGATGCAATGGCTTCTGTTGGGCAAGGGATGAAAGCTTATGTTCTGCGAATCCGCAAGGATTGGTATGACGAAGATCAAGCTGCAAAACAAGCTCATGTGAATGCCACTGAAGAAGCCACACGCGAAAAAGCTCTTGATGGTACTTATGGTAAGCTCGACATAACGCGCTCCTAAAACAATAAGTGCCAATGGCTTTACCTTCAATTTTTATGGAGAATTGCTAATGGCAAATACGCAACGTGTTAATGGGTTTCGTCCTGTTAAACACCTGAACGGGTCGCCTTATAACGGCCAGTTCAATATTTACGAGGTGGTTGCTGGCGACGGCACTGCACTCATGGTGGGTGATTTGGTTAAGACGGATGCTGGCACGGCCACTGATGTCTATCCCACCTGCATTCGACATGGCACTACTGGTGAGGTCACGTCTGGTTTGGCTCTAGGTGTTGTGATTGGTTTTGTGGTTGATCCCACGAATCTGAACACTCCCCAATATCGTGCCGCTTCTACGAAGCGATATGCGATGGTGGCCGATTCGCCTGACCTCATCTTTGATGTGCAAGACGGGGCAACGACTCCGACGACTCGTACCCTCATTGGTATGAATTGTGGTTTCATGGCAACGGCTGGTTCTACGGTTACTGGCGCAAGTGGCATGACCACGGGCACCACGACCGCTACCACGACTGTTACGCTTCCTCTGAAGATCGTGGGCATTGTGAACTCTCCCGATAACGAAGCTGCCGCTGCGTATCAGCGTTTGCTGGTTATGATTAATCAACATGCTCTCGGTGCTAACACCGTTGGCGTTTAAGGAGTTGCAATGAGTGTAATGAATACTTCCAGCTTTGCTAAGAGCCTCTGGCCCGGTGTGAATGCTTGGTACGGAAAAGAGTACGCGGAATATCCGGTGGAGCATGACAAACTGTTCGACAAGTTCACGAGCAATCGTGCATTTGAAGAAGACGTTGGTATCTCCTCGTTTGGTTTGGCTTCGGTCAAGCCTGAGGGTAGCTCGATTGCTTACGACAGTGAGCGTCAGGGCTTCATCACCCGGTACAGCCATGTGGTTTATGCGCTTGGTTTCATCATCACGCGCGAAGCCATGGAAGATGACCAGTATGACATCGTTGGTGAACGTAAGGCTCAGGGTCTTGCTTTCTCGATGCGTCAGACGAAGGAAATCATCGCTGCCAACATCTACAATCGGGCGTTCAATACGTCCTACACGTATGGTGATGGTAAGGCTATGTTGGTGAACGATCACCCGAACATCGCCGGTGGTACTTGGTCGAACATCCTGGGCACTGCTGCGGACCTGTCCGAAGCTGCTCTGGAACAAGCCTACATTAACATCGCGGCGTTCACGAACGATCGTGGTCTGTTGATTGGTGTTCGTCCGAAGAGTCTCATCATCCATCCGTCTGAGCAATTTAATGCCAAGCGCATTTTGGGCTCTGACCTGCGAGTGGCTACTCCGAACAACGATCTGAACGCGCTCAAGACTATGGGTATCATCCCGGAAGTGGTTGTCAATCACTACCTGACTGACACCGATGCTTGGTTCATTCGTACCAATGTGAAGAACGGCCTGAAATACTTCGAGCGTCGTGCTGACAGCTTCGACATGGATAATGATTGGGATACCGAGAACGCTAAGTTCAAGGCCACCTCCCGTTATTCGTTCGGTGTCACTGACCCGCGCGCAATCTTCGGCACCCCTGGCGCTTAAGACCAACCCGTAAGGGAATAGGCCCGTAAGGGCAACTCCTGTAAAGGAAAACCCTAAGAGGGGTGTATTTGGACAAAATCCCTATACACCTCTCTTTTTTTTGGAGAATTTTAATGGGTGCTTTTCGTTCCGCAGATGCTACGGTGTCTGCTCATGGTGCTGTTGCTGTTGTAGCTTCAGATTCCACAGAATTCCCTATCTGTCGTGCTCTCTATGTAGGCACGGGAGGTGACATTAACGTCCGAACAGCGGACAGTCAAACTATTGTTTTTAAGGCCGTTGCCGCTGGCATCTTCCCCGTTCAGGTGGATATGGTGTTGTCAACTTCCACTACGGCTTCTAATATCATCGCCCTTTACTGATACAAGGAAAACAAATGTACACTGGACTAACCAATCTTGGATTAAACGGACGTTCTTCCAGTTTCAATCCGGCAAGTCTTTTTGTAGCGGGAGAGCAAGGCGCATGGTACGATCCGAGTGACCTCAACTCGATGTATCAGGACTCGACGGGGATA